GGTGGCGGCGCTCATGTCAAACTCTCCCTGCATCCAGCACACCGCCAGCAACACATTTTTCGGGTTCTTCTGTAATGCAGCTTTAGTGCGCGCAATCAGGTCCTGATATAACGGTTTACCCACACCCCAGCGTGCCGAATCCTGGCTGGCCCCCGTGTCCGCACTGAATGTCCCCTCCGCGCCCTGGGTGAATGCCGAACCACCACGACAGCATGGTGCCAGCAGGATCCCCGCGTTATTCGGGATATACGGAAGCAGTTTTTTGGCAATATGTAAGCCCTGGCCGACACAGCCGTACTGCCCTTTGCTCAGGTCTGCCTTCGGATGATTCAGCGTACTCATATCCTGCACATCATGCAGGCAGTGGTCGGCCGGAATAATATCGTTATATCTGCAGGCAGCCCCACCCGGCGTCACTGTACTGCGGCGCGCCAGCTGTTTAATGCGCGGATCCGGAGCATCGTATGAATCCGGCAGCGGAAGCCCTTCACCGTAAGCCATGGCATTGGACTGCCCGGCCAGTACGATGACGTAGTACCAATCCGGCTCAGTTGCACCACTGACCACCACATCACCTTCTGCTGTAATCGCCTGCATCAGAGTATAAGGGGTTATGGCCACCGGACTACCAAACGGCTGCCAGCCCTCTTTCAGTTTATGTGTCAGCTTTTCCGCAAGATCTGATGGCGACGCCGCCCTGACAACATCATAGTGTTTAAATGCCATGGTTCTTTCCACCATCTGAAAAATAATTCTTTAAAATACCTGACATGTAATACAGAAAAAACACAAAACCATACCTTAAATAAAAACCTGATTATCAAGCAGATATGCATGGATAAACTACAAGACGAGATATAAACCACCCTGTATTTAAATAAACAATAAACAACATCAGAAAAATAATTCTGCTCTATGGTTTAATTCAAAAATATCATTTATACTTTTCAGAACATCACCAGCAAGGCATAAACAAGGAAAGTAAATGAAGTGGATTGTGATTGATACAGTTATCCAGCCATCATGCGGAATATCTTTTTCAGTCATATGGAGTAAAATAAAATTAATAATCTGGTATCAATCGGATGCTTTCTTACCTCCTGAAAGTATATTTACACTGACTCACACAGGTATCATGCTCAATAACAAAGTGCTACCTGTAACCATTTACAACATAGTACCATTCAATAAAACATTCTGGAATTTAATCAAAAACAGCCAGGAATGCCCTACAAATACAGATAACGTATTGAATGAATGCTTTAATAACCGTTGCACTCTGCAAATATGTCCTTATGGGCTAAAACAACAAAATCCATAAGGAGTTTACTCACATCTGACAAAATCAATATAAACAGCCCCTCCGGAGAGGGGCTGGAGAGTGGCGCTATGTGCCATTGCATGGTGCCGGGTGCCTCCCGGTGAATTCAGTACCAGCACCTGAATCCGCGATTATCCCATATACCTACTCGCTGATTGCCCCTCCGCACAGGGGGATTCACCATGCCAGTTTCTTTTAACAAACTCCCCGCAAACCAGACAACAGTCAACCGCCTGAATTGTGAAGTATTTAAAAATTTCTCCCGCTAACTGATACCCGGCTAACAGTCTGGCGTTTTCTTTTTCAGCAACGGGAAAGCAACAACCACCACACCCGCCACCAGCACACCGTCAGCCAGCACTGACATTATCCGGCTGCTGCAATGCCATTCACAAAAACAGTAAGCAATCACTTTTTACCGTAACAGGTGATAATCCAGATATGTATCTACCCCAGATGAGTAATCCGAAGTTCATCCATACCACAGGTCCTGGCTATTCTGTTGTACTCCTGAACAAGAGCAAATAATTCTGAATTAGCAACCATGAACTCATCGCAAACCCTCTGTATAGCATCACTATTCAGAATAATAACGTCTCTTCCCGAAAGACGATCAGGAGTACAGAACAAAACTGTCAAACGGCTGAAGGCCTTTGCTCGTGCTGCATTGACTATATCAATACGCTGCCTAAGGATGAAACACCCCGACGCCTCATCAATATTCACTCTACCCACACCATATGAATGATAAATATTTAATGCTGAAAAAACCATTAGACCGTATAACAAATATTCAATCAATACTTAACAGAACTTTTATTTTTGACAAACATATAATATTTTCAACAATATCCTGAGCCAGGTATATTTCAGTATAAGGCTCTGCCGGAAGGAATCTGGAAGAATGAATATGGCGCGCTGTACTGGATTCGAACCAGTGACCGATTGCTTAGAAGGCAATTGCTCTGTCCGGCTGAGCTAACAACGCTGAATACCGATAATGGATCGCCATCGGGGACCCGCCCCCCGCACCAACAACCCTGTTATCGTGTCGTCTGCTCTTCCTGATAAGCTAATGGCGGTTTGTGATGGTGGCCCTTGCTGGATTTGAACCAGCGACCTGGCGATTATGAGTCGCTCGCTCTCACCACTGAGCTAAAGGGCCGAGCCAAAAAATAATAATCAGATGAAAATCAATAATCAAGCCCTTGCCTGGATACATATCTGTCTGGCGGGAAGCCATAATAGCGGTGAAATACAGAAATAAAGTAGGACCTGCTTGAATAACCGCATTTTTCTGCTATAGCCTGTCCATATCCATGCCGGGAACATAACATATTTACAGCAACACGCATCCGCTCTTCCAGCAACAAGCGACTGAACATGCCCCCTTCATTTTTCAGTTTTGTCTTTAACAAACTCTCACTCATATGCAACTGTAGAGCAATCGCACCAAGCGTCCAGCTTGCTGATATATCTGTCTGAATTATCGCCCTGACTTTGGCACTTATGCTGGATAAACATCCACTTAAAAACAATGACATCCGTTCATCTGTTTCAAACAGAGACAGGCAGGCCATCATAAGAAACATATCCGTGGCCTCTCCGGAAAATCCCTGGCTGGTAATTAAAGCCGCAGCCAACGCAGGATTGTTGGGTTCCAGCAACAGGTAAAGCGGAATGTCAGTCAGACGAGTCCTCGTCAGCTTATGCTGACTTTCCAGATATTGACTTACGACGGATTCGCTTATATCGACAATTTTAACTTTGCCATAATGCATAAGGAAAAGCTCCCTGATGCATTTGGTGGCCAGAACAACTGAGCCTGGCTTAAGTGACAACGTATCCTTTTCAAGAAAAATATTAATTGGGGAGCAAACCATGATAACTGAACAGACAACAGCCATTATAATTTTACTTTCATTAGCAATTGGTTAGCTCAATTATAGCCCCAAAAGGTAAATTATCATCAACACATAAGCAAAGGACTGACAGGTGTCGCCCCCCCACCAGCCGCCCATTCACCACAAATAAAAAGCCTTCAGGACTGAAGGCGTCTGTAACAACCGCACTGATAGTCTGCCAGACCCGCCATAACAAGCTGGGTCAGTATTAACTGGCAGCGTTCGCGTGAAAGGTAAGTATTCTGCGCAATCTCCCCGACTGTCGCCGGTTCGGTAACGCTTAATTCATCAAACACAACTCTGGCGGTTTCTGTCATATCCTGCTGTTTCAGCATGTCTTTTTACCCTTTCCGGTTAACGTGACATACCAATAACTCTTGTCTAAAAAGCCAGCAAGATAAAAAGCCAGTATTCACGACCACCAGCGTGTTTACTGTACTGCACCAGGTTTACAGGTACAAAAAAACCGCTCAGCGGCGGGTTTAAGTTGTGTGGCGAAGTAACCACTCTTAACAGCATATTTGATTTTTTACGATTGTAAACGGTTGATTATTCATCTCCAATAAAAATAATTGTGTGGGTATGCCCTTAACAATGGATAAGAAACATGAATAAAATGACTGTACTATTACTTAGCGCAACTATCATTTCAGGTTGTACTTCTTCCGTACCATTGATAAAGAAAACTCAATCAGGAAAACCTGAGGGGGTTTATCAAAATACGACAAAAGATAAAGTCAAAGATGCCCTTGTGAATTACTGCAATAGTAGAGGGTTGATAATTTACAACGCGGATAACAGCAGTGTTATATGTGGTAAAGAACTGGAAGGCGGCTCTGCTGTTTTTGGACAAATGTTAATCGGCAATGCCTATTCAACAACCCCGGTATCAAAAGTCAGATTTACTATCGCTCAAGTTAATAACGATACAAAAGTGTGGGCCGATATGTGGATGGAAACTCAAATGGCAATGGGGCAAGTACAACAAATGTCTATAACAGACAACGCAAGCAAAAACACTATCCAACAACGTCTTGATGAATTAAAACCTTAAATAAATTAAATAAAATGGGGAGAATAAATCGACTCCCCACACATTAAACTGATTCAATTACCCCCTCAATAAGAGGTCTTCTAACGATCCATCTCTAGCTCAATTTCTAACATCATTAACATGCCATCAACTACACCTTCAGCCTTTTGCAATAAACGCCCAACCCAGCAATCAGAACGCCCATGTTTACGGGCAAGCGCCATAAAAGTCATACCACCTACATAATAATCCACTAATAAATCGTGCAAATCGCTGTTGTTCTTTTTCAGGCGAGCCATGCATCCACAAATGATCATCGCGTCATCGTCACAACATTGCGGGCGGGATTTTACTTTTGAAGGGATTAGTCCTTTAAATCCTGCAGCAATAGACGACCAGGTGACATCCTCGTGATTATTTGCCACCCATGCCCCCCAACGTTCAAGAACCATTTGAATATCACGCATCAACTTTCTCCACAAAATCAGGCCAGCACGCCAATTGCCAGCGCACGATCGATAAAACGAAATATCAGCTCCAGCTGGGAGCCATACTTCTCTTCAAATGCCACGGTATCCGCATGCAGCTCGTCGTGATGCTTTCTGCACAAAGGCAACACAAAAAGGTCATGCGCTTTTGTTCCCATTCCACCCTGACCGTGACCTATCAGGTGGTGGGGATCATCAGCGGGCTTTCCACAACATGCACACGGCTGTGTCTTAACCCAGCGCGTGTACTTTTCATTAACCCAGCGGCGACGTTTTGGGCGTAACATAAAAGACTCCGGCGACTCCGGATCCACTTTCAGCGCCAGCACCTTTTTCGCCTTATCCTGGATGATGCTGGTGGCAGGAACCGAAGGCACAAGGTCACTTTCCCGGGTAACAGACGGCACAACAGGCTTCGGTAATCTCAGTGCCTTACGGGCTGCACTTTCCGGTAAGGCATCCGCCAGATCATTACGAATCAGCCACCAGCACAGTTCCGGCATTGTCACAACGTGACTGTCATCAAAACCGAGATCCCGACGCACAACAGACAACACCCAGCGGGCACAGTTATCCGTTGCCATTGATTCCAGCCGTTCCGTGAACTGATCGCGCAGCTGGTTATCGCAGTGCCAGCACAGACGGATTGCACCCGGAGCGTGTCGCATTGTGGTCATGTTCTCGCTGTGCCAGTCGGAATGAGGCCACTGGCAGCCTTTTTCACGAAGTAACCAGCTTTCAAGACATTCCACGCCACCAGCACGACGGATCACTGCCTCATTGCGGAACACGGCCCGAACGGCAGGATCATCCGCCAGCGGTTGTGATGCCGCCGGAACGGCACCACTGGCGAAAGATGAATAACGCTCCGGCTCAGGCTCCAGCAGGACACGCCCCTGCATAAACAGGGGCATCAGCTCTGAACCTGGCCTGAACAATACGATCCCCATACGCGGGGCAATTTCAGGGGTCAGTAGTGCTCTCACGGTCACCTCAATGAACGGTATCGAGCAGCTTTAACAGCTCAGGGAATCGGGATTCGAAGAAATGCGGCTGCGTCTCGCGCGGATTTGCGGGACTGGTGATGTTCTTGCCGAACATGCAGCCTTTCGCTGTCAGCGACCAGAATTTTTTGATGTTGTTAATCGCGGTACGACTGTATCGTTCGCGCTGCTCGACGATCCCCAGCTTCACCATCTGGTGATATGCCTGATTAGCCGTCAGGCGGATACCATACTGTTTCAGCAGTGCACTCAGCGACAGCGTGGGGCGGCTTGAGCCATCAGGCGCATCAGCAGGAGCATCAATGGCATAGCGCGGTGCCAGATTCGGTAAGCCAACAGCCTCCTGAAGTTTCTGACAGGCTCCAAGCACTGAAGAGTTAGACAGATTTAACTCCCGGCGCATAAAGTCCAGCAGAATCACACCAGCCTGCATCTTGTCAGCAGCCTGTCCGGATAATTTTTCCGGTGCGCTGGTTACCATGTCGAAAGTACGGATCACCTTCAGATGGAATGACGGGCTGATCCACATTGCATAGGCATACACCAGTTCTTTGCAGACATACGTCCCCTGGTTATTTCCGCCACGAATAACGTTAACTGGCTCTATATTGACCGAGTTGCAAATCTGCAACTCGCTTATTAAACGCTCAGTTTGCTCATTGCGGAGCCAGAATGCAGGCTTATGCTTATCCAGAGAACCGGCAGCCCTGTGCAGATCGTTCAGGCTGTAACGACCATAAGCATCACGACGAACTTCAATACCATCAATGACCATCAGATTATTCATACTTCGTTTCTCCTCTTAATCAGGCGGCTGCACCCGCCGTTTTCTCGTACTTACTGATAGTGATCTCGACCTTCCCTTCCGGGATAACCGGTCCCCACTCCACCAGCATTCTTTTCACCTGACTGTCGTCTTCCCACACACCCGCGTGGGTCAGGGCGTCAAACAGCGCCTTGTTATAGTTGTCCAGATCGCGGATCCGGTTATCCGGAGGAAACAACACGATCTCCACTGAAGCAGGTGCCGACGTTGGTTTTGGCAGACGACGTAACTGCTCAACTATTGCTGCACACGCCGCGCTCTGGAATTTGCGCCCCGCCGCGCTTATCAGGCTCTTACCTGCAAACGCCCCTTTGTTGGGGTGTCGCCAGTACGTGTTCACGCTGGGCGGGAAAGGCAGAATCAGCTTCATACTTTCAGACCCCTCTCATGTAACCAGTGGGCTGCACGCAGCCTGGCGTTTTCCTCACCGGCAAGCAGTGAGCGGATAATCCCGACCGCCTCGCTGTCGTCGTCCTTCACCGCGGTATGAAGCGTTATCCCCCGGGCCACACCACGCTTTATCGTGATGACGCCTTTTTTCTCCAGTGCGCGAAGATGCTCCACCGCTGCATTCACTGAACGATATCCCAGCATGGTTGCCACCTCCTGATTGGTTGGCGGAAAGCCACGCTCTTTCTGGTAAGAAATCAGCATATCCAGCACCTGCTGCTGGCATTGAGTTAACGTCGTCATGCCGCCATCTCCCTGACCAGTTTTTCCGCCTGCTGGCGAACCTGCGCCAGAAAGGCCTCACCACATGCCTCAAGTTCATCGCGCCCGATGTAGCTGATTGCCGGTCCCTTCCAGGTCTT